CAACTTTGGATCTATTGTTAGAAGTGTCTACTTCTATCTCAGAGCCATTTAATTGAAAATAGTTCCAACTATCTATATATACTCTACTTCCTATTTCAGCCATTTAACCACCTACTTATATAAGAAAAATATTGCTCCATTAGTAACTGTAGAAGGTAAAGTTGTTCCATAGCCTATTTGTAAATTTGTTCTTGCTGTATTCCAATTGTCAAATGTATTATTACATCTTCTTGAATTTGTTAATCTTGCATCATTGTTTGTTACAAAATTGCTAGAGTCTGGAATTGTTTCAGTAATTGCATCAACTTCCTCAGTCAATGTTTCATTTATGTAAGTTTTTATGTCTGCTCCAGCTTTATCAAATAATTCCTTTAATTGCGATGAAGTTAAACCATCAATTGTATTAGGTCTATCTGATAAAGATTGAATATTGTTTACATTAGCGGTTAATTTTGTTAAAGCCATATTATCATCTCCTATTCTATATTATCTTGAGATTCTTCTTTTTTTTGCAGTTCTTCTTTAAGTTGTCTTATTTTTTCTACTTGTGTCCCAAAGTAAAAGGCAATTACTAATTGAAATACGGTATAAAATTGTTCTCCAGTTATATATTTCATGGCTGTAAATGCTATAAATGCTATAGTCATCGCAACAGTTACAAATGATTTAATATCATTCCACGCTTTTTTCATAATTCCTCCTATTTAATTCCCATTTGATGGATTATATATCCTAGCAATGCTGCTATTATAAAATAAAATAAATAATCTATTAATTTGTCCCATTTTTTTCCTTTCTCAGATGATTGATTGTCTAATTTTGTATTTATAGCAGTAACGCTTTTTTCCATTTGTTCCATCCTATATTCCATTTTTTCCATAATTGCATACGTTTTTTCTAAATTATTTAGTCTTTTTTCGTGTGTTTCTATCGTTTTGTCTACACTAATAAAATGTTCTTTAATTGCATCTTCACTCATATCCATACCCTCTATTTACTTTCTCCAAATGATTCTACTTTTAATGCTAATTGTAATATTGTGCAATCAGTATCTTCATTATTATCTATAGTTATTTTCATATTAGTAAATTTTTTAGCTTTAAGTTTTAATCTAAATGGTTGAGTGTTTCGAGATATACTAAATGAAAAATCAGAAAAATCTACGTCTTCCATCAACAACAATTTGTATTCAATTCTTTTTTTAACTTTGGATTCATTTCTATTTGTTATATAACCTATTTCAGCACTTGATTTTACTTGTGGTTGCATTAATACCCATAATCTATTCATTGTTTTCCTTAGATAAGCTGTGTTAAAATCTTCAAAGTTCATTTCCCAATGAGCATTAATAATTTCACCATTATAAGTAGAATTTTCTTCTCCCCACTTCATTATTTTTCCTACATCAGTTCCCGAGTATATTCGGTTTCCTAAATCTACAATGTAGCTCATATTGTCGGTCATCCTAATTCTTGAAAATGTTTTGTTATAGTAATTGTATATATACATTAAATCATTGTGGTATAAAAATAATTGGTTTTCAGATTGATGGTCTAATGTTTTAAAATTTTTTAAATCTCTATCTATTAAATCTAGTCTTATCTTTTGTGATATATCTTCCATATTACGTTCATCACGTACATTAGAAGCCTTCCATTGAATAATTGCGTTTCTATCTATTGTTACAGGATAGTTATCTATTAATTGTCCTTGACCAGGTGCAACATTTCCATGTACTTCATTTAATGGGAATGTTCCTACGCTTGGTACTAATCTAGTTGTAGAAGTTGTATCACTCAATGTTATTGGTAAACTTTCAGTGGATATAGTCATGTAATATGCTTCAGGTCTATTTGTTGTTGCTATTAATCTATCGTATTGTCTAGTTAAATCAGTTAAAGCAAAGTTAGAAGGTCCTACATCTACTTGTGCTGTTGCAGGAAAATATTCTACACTAGGTTTTCCATCTTCTAAACCACTAAAATAAGTTCTATTTTGGCATTCATCGTTTCCATATAAGAATACTCTAGTGTCTAAATCTCCACCAAATACTGTCCCAAACTTCATCCCGTCTATAATATGTCTATCTCCATCATCTAAAGTCCAATAAATATCTACATTATCCATAGCTTGTTGTGGTGCTGTATTAAATGTTACTATTCCATTTGTTAAGTCAGTTGTATAATTTGTTGTTTCTTCACCATCAACTAATACTTTATCAATGGAAGTTACTCCTTGTTGTGCTATATGAAAAGCAGTAGAACTTCCGTCTCCATTAAATGTTTGGTGTTTCTTAGGAGATAGCATATTGATTTCATCATATACAACTCCTCCACCTGTAGGTTTAGAATTAATAAAAACAAGAGGTGTATATCCTTCCACCTCTTGTAATGTTGTTCCATCCCAACTCATGTATTGCCCACAAAGAATATATACTTTTTTATCAAAAGTAAAGAAAGATACTTCATTATCAGGTATATTCCCTATCAATGTAGGAGTTAATCCTAATAAATTTGCTTCTAATTGGTTTTTTGTAAAGTAATAAAGTTTGCCATCCGTAGCAATTAAAAGATATTCAGTTCCACCTAAATTAGTTGTATACATTCCTTTGATAGGCGTTTCAAAATTATAAACTGATTGATATCCGTACATTTTTCTTAATTTATAATCGTTAGTAATATAAAAGTTATCCATATTACCAGACTCGCCTAATTGTATTTGAGTATCTCCAGTGTTAGAAATATTTAGTCCCAAAAATTTATCAATTATTGCTGGCTTTATGTCTTTTTGTACTTTAATTTGAGCCCTTTGACACCTCCTAATATTTTAGAGTTGCATCATAAACGTCTTCTCTTTTTTCAGGCCTTCTTGGTGATGGTTTTAAGAACATACCTTTCATTTCTTCATATCGTTGTTCAAAATAATTTGCTAGTGTTTTGTCTTCATGTAACATTAAATTTGCTGCTAGTCCATTTGTAAGAAGGTTAGTTGCTTTTATATCATCAACTTGAAATGTTTGGCTTAATGATTCAATAGGTACAGGATAAATCCATTCATCCTCTCGTTTATAACGATTTTCTATTCCAACTATTTCATTTTGTAGCATTGTTAATATATGTGGAGCTTTTGCTCTATATTCGGCTGTTGATTCCGAATCTAATTCTCCTGATGATAGCATTTCATCTATCATTGCCATTGTCATTTTAAAAATAGTTTCTCCTGTCATATTTTTCCCTCCTCAGAAAAAGGCTCCTTTAAAAGCCCTTTTATCAAGAGATAAACCCTTGATTTTATTAAGAAGCAACGTGTGCGTAAATAGCGTCTTTCTTTCCTTCAAGAACGAAAGTGTCATATCTTACACGGCCTTCAACTAAGTTACCATTGATTCCTGGTGGATCTCTATGAATTTTATAATCAGTTAATTTCTTAGGGTTAATTGTTGCAATTGGGTGAGTAATTATAAATTCACAATTTGCAGGTAAATAAGATGTAGGTACTTTAATTGTTGGTACTCCATCGATTTCTCCTACTAATCCTTTGTAAGCTAATTTAGTAGCCATGTCTCCAGTCTTAGTAAAGCTTGAATCTAACTTGATTGATTTATAGAAGTTAGTACTTACAAATGCAATTCTTCCATCAGTTGGTACTAAAGCGTCATCTAATACTGCTTGTCCATCTAAGAATTTTTCATAAGCATTTGCTTTAGTGATTGCTCCTGAACCAGTGTGTCCAGTGTTTCCTGAAGCAGATGTTACTAATGCTGCTAACACTTGCTTGTCTTGTGCAGGTACGATAACTTGGTCGATTTCTCTTTTTAGAGCTCTACCAGCATCTTTTACATTTAATTGGTCTTGATTATTTCCTTTATCAATTGTAAATGTAAATGATTTATCAGTTGTTAATTGATAAGTGTCAACTTCATCTTGCAATTCATCAGGAGTTCCGTATCTTGATGTTCCTGTTCTTGTGTAGTTATTTAATGCTACTGTTGGAATACGATAGATTTTAATTGTATCTACTCCGTCAAAGTTATAATCGTTGTTTACTGCTGGTGCTGTAAATGATGCTTTTTTAAACGCTTCATCTACTTTCTTTTCATATTTTACGGCTAAATTTACTGCCCTTTGTCCTCATTCCTTTCTTTATTCGTCAAAGCCTTCTAAAAATAGGTCTTTTTCATGTTTCTCAGTAGTTTTTCCTGTTTCAGTTGTACTTCCTACTGATGATTTTTTGTTTTCTTCATTCGTTTTCGAAATACTTATTTGTTTTTCTAAGTCTTTTAGTTTCCATTTCATATAAGCATTACTTAGAGATGTTTTTTCTGCATCCTCAAATACTTCTTTTGGAATACTTTCAGGGTTGACATCAGGAAATTCTTTTAAGAAATCTTGATATTCTTTGTTTTTCTCTTTTTCTTTCCTATCTGCTTCCCTTTCGGCTTTTATATCGTTTAATTCTTGCTGTATTTGCTTACGTTGTTGTCTACTAGCAATAAGTTCTTTTGCAATTGACTCTGGTGTTCCAGCATTAATTAAATCTTCTAGTTCATCAGCTTCTCTTTGCCTTTCTTGTTGCTTTTCGTATGCTTCAACTTGATTCATATACTCATCAACACTAATTCCTAACGAATCAGCTTTTTCTTTGGCATATTTTTCAAGCCTACTATTTTGTAGATTTTCAAGTTCCTGTAGTTTTTTATCGTAGTTTAATCCCTTTTGATAGTTCTCAATTAAATCTTCTAATGACTCAGGTATTACTTCTTCTTTGTTATATTTTATTTTGCCTTTTAAGGCTTCTAACAAAGGCTTGAAATCTACATCTTGTTCAGAATTTGAATTATCCTTAGAATCTTCACTTGGTACTTCAGACTCATCGTTTTCTTCCCCATCTGATACTTCCTCTTTTCCCTCATTAATATCTTCAGCAATAACCTCACTATCAACCTCGGAAAAAAAGTCTTCATCCGATTCCATTGTTTCTGTTGGTATACTTTCCACAATTTCTTCATCTTCCATTAATATTCCTCCTTTGCACTGGTTTGTGCAGGTATTCTTATGAACACCGTAGAATAGAGGATAGTTATGAAATATGTAATCTCTATTCTACGCTACCCATAAGGGCAACTTTTATAAGAAAAGGTGTGTATATTATGATTGTAGTCCTCCAATATCTTGAAGTTCAGTCATTTTTTCAACAGCATTTCTTCCTACATTGGTTTGTTCTTGCATTAGTGGTACTGCTCCACCTTCTCCCATTTGTAAGGTTTGTGATAAATCTTCATTAGTTGGTAATGGGTTTTCCATATCTTGTACTTCATTATATCCTGTGTCACCTTGTAAAGCCCCCATCATTTCAAGAACTGTCTTTTCTAATTGTTCTGGGTTTAATTGTGTTAAACTTGCTCTCATTTCAGGTGATAATGTATCCATAAATTGTCCCATTAAATTGTAAATTGCTTGTTTATATAAATCATTTTGCTCTATTGAAGTAATTAATTCTTGTTTTTGAGGTATTAATTCATCAGGTATTCTCTTTAGATATTCAGTAAACTCTAAATATCCATTGTTTAGTAAATTATCTAGTGTTTGTACACTAGCTACCTCACTAAAGTATGACGCATTTCCTACATCTATCTTTATATGCATCCACATGTCTTTTAATTGCTTAAAATCAAATTCTTCCACAGTTCTCTCGTTATTTGGCCCAGTAACAACAACAGGTCTTATTCCATACTTAGTTCCCATCATATCTATAATAATTCTTCCACAATCCTCAACAAATTCGTAGAACGATGCTTTTACGTTCTCTAAAGGAACAGCAGCACTCTTTTGTATTGCAATGATAGCAGTAGCATTATTCATAGTTACATTTCCTAAAGAAGCATCTCCTACTCCTAAAGTTTCCTTAGTATATTGCATAGCTAATTCAATAGCACTCATTATTTGTGAAGACATCTGAGCAGGTTCTAAATATCCTCCTACATTTTTTATAGAGTCTCCATTTAGATTAATAACAGGTATTTGAGCACCTATTTCATTAGTCCATCCTTCAATTCGATCTGCATCATAAACAGCCGTAGGAAATGCAGTAAGCATTAAATGGTATATAACCATAGCAAACATCTTATTTATAGATATTTGGTTAGGTATTATTCCAGTAGTTTCAGCACGTCCATGATAAGTGCCTTTAACTTCCTCCCAATTGTTAAACGCTATAGGATAATAACTTAGTCCAGTATCACGTTTTTCATAGATATAAGTGTTTCTAACACTCTTATTAGCGTATACTTTGCCATTTTCTTTATAGTACTTGATTATATAAAGTGCTTTTTCATATCCTTTAGCAGTATTTTCTAATTTTCCATTGTCTCCCATTTGTTCAGTAGTCTCAGAGTCACCCTGTATAGATTTCCAATCTTTATTTCCATTCTCTTTAGCCTCTTTTTGTAGATTACTAACAAGTTCACGTCCTACAATTATTATATATGGTTGTTTTTCAACTTGTCGTGTGTTAGGATTTCCAAACATTACATTAGTAGAGTCAATTATTTCACAATTAATAACTCCTTCTATATTAGGAGCAAACTGTTTAAAAGGCTTTTCATCTAAATCAAAGTACCAATGTAAGCAAAAATCTCCAGTATCAAACCCATCTCCTAGCAAAGAACGGCTTTTAGCATCAAATTTTACATGCTCTAATACGTTTTTTATCTCTGCATTGGCTAAATCAGTAGCTTTTACCTTTTGTTGCATCATAATATCGTTAGTTTGTGGACGATATTCCATTGGTTGAATAGATATAGAAATAGAATCACTCTTTAATGAGGCAATTTTAAACTGCTTTACTCTTTTTATAATGTTAAATACTGGTTTAGGTAGTCCGTCTGCTTGTACTCCCCTCCATTGATTACCACTTGCAAACTCTATATTTGTATCTATTACTTCATAATAATTTCTATCAGCTCCATACAAGCTCTGATTATATGACACTCCAGCATCATATAGTTTCCAATCTTCTGTTTTCCTTTAAATCACTCTACCTTTGATGACTTTAAGGCTTTTTCATAGTCAAAGCCCATTAAATTTTCAAAATGTTCACGCATTTTTTCTTGTTTTTGCTTTTGTTCTTCAGATAATTCGGCTTTTTTCGGCTTTTCTACAGTGTTTTCTTGCATTTTTCCCACTTTTTTTGTATTTTTTACAATTTTTAGCAAGTAAAATTGAAAAATTATGATGAAAACCATCACTATTAACATTATTATTTCCATATCAACCTCCATATTTCATATATGACTTAGTAGCTGTCGCTCCAGCTATTCCTAATATTCCTAATTTTCTTCTTTGTTTCTTAGATTCTTCGTACATTAGTTCTTCTTCAGTCATTATTTTTGTGGCTTTTGTTCTCTCAATGCAAAAACCTCTTATAGCATCAGGTGCATGTGTTAATTCATGAGGCTCTTTAGCACAATCATTTGGGTTTTTCTCATCTCTTTGAATAACAGGCAAAGTACGTATTAAGTTTAAACAAGTATTAAAGATTCTTAATTTCGATGTTTTGTATGTTTCTCCAGTTTGTTCGTCCTTCTTTTCGTAAATCTTTAAGTGTTCTTGTACCGCATACCATCCTATTACTCGATTATTTGAAGATTTACTTAAATAAACTCCATTTTCTCTAAATATCTCAGCAGCACTCTTTCCAGTATCATTTCTACGATTCCATAAATCAGGAGGAGCATAAGTAGTTCTTATTTTGTCTTCTCCGTCCATCTCTAAGATACGTTTAGCAGCTTCCGAGATTATTAAATCATTTTCATATAATTCTTTATACACATATTCGTTTCCTTGCCCATCTATAGCTATCCAATAACAAGCAAGCATATCAAGCCCATAGTCTAACGTTCTATACCTATCCCAATTCTCAGGTATCATAAATGGCTCTATTACATGTATTGACCTATCAAAGTCTTTAAAATATTGCCCATCAAATATATCCCAATTTCCATCTTTTAACGCTTTTCTCTCTTTTTCAGGTAAAGCATCTAATCGTTTAACATAATCAGGATCAGATTCCATTAGAAATTTATTATCAGTTACAAATGAAGGAATAAAAAGACGAGTAGTCTTCTCCCCCGTCTCTAATCTACATTCATGTATTTCTCCATAAGTCCCTATATCTATAAATCTCTCTTTAACCCATACATGCCCTATTCCTCCAGGGTTAGTAGAGCTCTTTATGTGTTTAGGGTATCCATTAGCACCACGGCAACGTGAAATCATATAAGTATACATATATTCCGTAAAGTGAGTCAACTCATCAAATCGTATAACATCATACTCAGCAGATTGATATTGATAAACATCGTTCTCATTATCAATATACCCAAAGTCTATTATGGAACCATTTTGAAACGTCCATGTATGCTTACTAGAATTATATGAAGCTATTTGTTTAGGATACAATTCTAACGAAGTACGTATAATAGACCTCTCTAAGTCAGGAAAAGTACGTCTAAATATTATTTGTTTAGATTTCTCATATTGCAAAGCAAATATTAACGCATCTAAAAGTTGCGCATAAGATTTGCCGCCTCCAGCAGCACCTTTCAGCCGCCAAATAGAGTTTCAAAAGCTTTACTATGTATAAACAAGTCTTGCTTTTCAGTAATTCTTAAATCTAAATCCATTTGGCATCACCACCCCCTTCTAAATAAGAGAAGTGATAACCTTTAGCATGGCTTCTTTTCCCTTTTAAGACATCACTTATATGTCTTGAGTTAAAATATCTTTCAGCATCAGATATAGAATCAAATTGTATTGTTTCATCTGTTTCTATATTTTTCGCTATTATTTTCTTCTTTCTTTTTTCATTAGATTCTTTTGATGCTTTAAAAACATTTTCCCATAGCCCTGTTCTAATTGCATGTTCTGCATTTTCTTTATTAGTACACCACTCTAAGTTTTCAACTCTATTATCTGTTTTAATACCATTTATATGATTTACCTGTGGTTTGTTTTCTGGGTTAGGTATAAATGCTTTAGCTACCTCTCTATGAATTCTAAATGTGTGTTTTTCTTTGCCTATGTTTACTCTTACATAAGAATATCCATTTTTGCTTGTTTGGCTTTTTATAAATCTTTCATATTTCCCGTTCCATACTCTACCATCTTTAGTAATAAAAAACGGATATATTAATTCTTTCCTTAAATCTCCTCCTCAGTGTGATTAAATTTGGTTGCAGAGGGAGGAATCGAACCTCCGTCCTCAAGCTAAGGAAACTTGCAAGCTAACCACTGCTCTACTCTGCTATTTTAAGAGGACTCTTCATCCCCTTTTGGTGAGGTTAATTAGTGCCTTTTTGTGCCATAGTAGGCACCATTAAGATTAGCTCTTCTCTCTATTCTTAATGCTGTCTATTATCTATAAAAAAAAAGAATTCCTTTTCAAATTCTCTCTAAAAACACCCATACCCTCTTTAGATAGGGGGGAGTACCCTACACGTAGTTTCCTAACATTACTAGATAGTTAAGTTCCCTATTTATCGCATACTCCCTTTGTGTACACATTGGACTTATATCATATCTTGATAATATGAACGCCACTTTACACTTCTCTTTTTTATACTCGCCCCGTGGACGATTGAGACTTTACCCTTATTTATCAACACTTGTAAAGTTTACATTTTTGGGTTGTGGTTTACACTTTTATGCTCTTTTATATTTTTTTTCGCGTGTGTGTTTATATTTTTTTATGCGTGTGTGTATATATATGCATGGTATGGAACGACCACCAGTTTATAATTGCTATACCAGTATATAGGAGGGAGAGTACTCTATCTCTTAGCGTTGTCTCTTCTCTTCCTTTGCTCCTCCTCGTGCTGTTCTCTCTCTTGCTGTGTGTGTGCGTTGCCTATAACTAACGTTATGTTAACCTTGCTATTATTTTTCTACTTTAATATTAATATTTATTGCGTTATTAGACGTGCTTAAATTGTTTTCTAGTCGTGATTTATCATATAATATACCTAAAGTTGTGCTTAATTGTGACAGTGTTACTTTATCTCCCGTTTGTATCTCTTTTTCTATTCTATCTAATATCTGATTTATTATTATATCTACTCTTTTAGTAAACTCGCCTTTGCTTTCAGTTATACTCTTTTCAATATCTCTAGCAATATCACTCTTAGCAAGTTTAAAGATATATTGTCTAGTTATATTGTAATCATTGCATAACTTGTTTATATTAGATTTACTATTATCTAGTTTATAACTTGTAATTATATCTTGTCTTTGTTCTTTAGTTAACTTTTGCATATATACCACCTCAACAAATGTGGGGAATGATTTCTCTTGATATTCTCTATAATAGCATTATAACCTACAAAAACGGGACAAAAAAGGGCAATTTACAAAGTTTTTATATATACGTAGTATATATAATTTGCTCTAAATCTAATTTTTTAAAACTTTTTTTATCAAAATCATTGACAAGCACCCTGTCATATGGTAAACTGGTTTTGTCAGTTGAAAAGAGACCAACTCAATCAACCGACAGGTACAAATCAATTATAAGTTTTTTTGCTTAAGTCTTGAATTGTTAGTAATAGTGCTGAAAAATGGACAAAAATAACAAGTAATGTTGATTACTCCGGAATAGGACTATAAAAGCAAATGAAAGCAACAAAAAGCAATTTTAAAAAACTTTTTATTGACAAGCACCCTGTCATATGGTACAATTGAGTTGTCAGTTGGAAGATTGACATTTTATTAAAACAACTTTTAACAAGCAACTTGTTTATGTTCTTTGACAAATAAATATTTTACTTTTGGTTATAGTGCCAAACTATTATATATAATAGGACTTTATGGCTTAGTATGTCTAAGACCTACTCTAAAAAGAATAGTTAAAACTTAAAGTGGTAAAAATATAACAAGTGGACTAACACTATAAAAAGCAAAGGGAAATTATCGTGCTGACGTTCATGTATGGACTACCATATTGGAATAAAGTGTACTGGAGTATGCTCTAAAAGTAAAATGTTTCATAGTACGTACCGAAATTATATAGGGTTTTTACGCCCTAAAATACGTCTGGAAAGGTTAAGTTGAAGACAGGAAATGATAGGGCACCATTACGTACAAACTACATATAGTAGTTTATAGTCTATTTTATAAATAGATTATAAAGTGCTATAAGCACAAAAAAATAGGAGGAAAAAAAGTTATGAAAAAATATTATGCAAGTTATTTAAGTGATGGAGAAAAAGTGGTATATTCACCATTATTCTCAACGGAGGAATTATTATTAGATTATTTAAAAACTAATAATAATTTTTTAGTATTATTAAAAGTTTTTGGAATTAATAAGAAAGGAGTTGTTTAATATGGGAAAGTATAGGCTAGTTTTTGCAAATGGAGACAGACTAGATGTTACAGTAGAAGACTATTCAAACGCTTGCTGGAGAGCAGAAGAATACGAATATGATTATGACACAAAATTAAAATATATTTATGAAATGTAGGAGGAAAAAATGAATATTGATAGAATTATTGAATTAGTAAAACAATTTAGAAAAGAAAACTATAAAGATTTATTTGGGGCTTTAATAGTATTTGAAAAATTAGATTATTATTGGGAAGAGCAACTAGAAGAATTAAATAATAAAGATATTGATTATTTAGAACAAAAATATCAAGAATTTATGGAAAATGATAATTATACAAGTTTATTAAATCAAGAATTATTGGAAGGAGGTGTAGAATAATGAAAAAATACGTAATAAAAAGTTATGATAGTTATTTTACGGGAACTTTTGAAGTTGGCGGAACAATTATAATGACTAATTTTAGTGCAGAGAAAAAAGATGCAAAAATATTTAATACCAACGGAGAAGCACTAGAAACATTAAATAGAATAAATCATAAAGAAGCATACATAGAAGAAATATAAGATTTAACTAAAAAATAAAAAAATA